TTGTAGAGATACGTCCATCAAAATAAGAAGCCAGCTTGAAATCAAGCGAAAAAAAGGCGATTTTATTGCGCCTTTTGCCGTGTACGGCTATTTGAAAGACGCAAACAATCGCAACCGCTTGGTTATTGACGATTTTCCAGCTGATATAGTTCGCCTTATTTTCAAATGGAAGATAGAGGGCATGAGCCAACAGGGGATTGCCGACAGGCTGAACGAAATGGGAACTTTATCCCCAATGGAGTACAAGAAGTCCATTGGGCTTAAATACGCTTCCAAATTCAAAATAAACGCTAAAGCCCAATGGTCTGCCGTTGCAGTCGGCCGCATATTAAGCAATGAAATCTATATCGGTGTAATGGCGCAAGGCAAACGTAGCACACCCAATCACAAGGTCAAGAAGAACTTCATAAAACCAAAAGAGGACTGGGTACGGGCTTATGATACCCATGAGCCTATCGTATCAAAAGAGAATTTTGACCTTGCTAATAATCTTCTGCTGAAAGACTTACGCATTGCGCCTGGCGAAGAAACGGTTTATGTATTCTCCGGCATTGCCGTCTGTGCAGATTGCGGAATGAACATGATACGCAAGACCGTTCCCGGCGGCGGTCAGAAGTATTTTTATTATATATGTAAAAACAGTAAGAACATCAAAGCCGGCATAAATGACAAGACCAAAACCGCACTTGTGGCAGACAAAAGCTGCACCGCACACAGCATAAGCGAAAAACTGCTTGAAGAATCGGTTTTGTCGGCTTTGCAAACACATATAGGCAATATTCAAAACCTGGAACAGATATTGACCTTTATTGATACCTTGCCAATCAAAAAAGAGGAAGTGCAGCGTATTGATAAGCAGCTTATCAAGGTTAATGAAGAAATCAACCGCTATAGGGAGCTAAAAGTATCCCTGCATGAATCCTTGATGGACGGCATTATTGATAAAGAGGAATACAGGGAACTTAAAGCATCATACGCAAAAAAGAGTGAGGATGCTGAAAAATCGGCGCTGCGCCTTAGTGGTGAGATTGAAAAAATCATTGCCAACAAAGGTGAAAAGAGTTTTTGGATTGAGAGCTTCAAGGCGCATAGCAATATTTCCGAACTTACCCGCAAGGCGGTTGTTTCCCTTATTGATGAGATTGTTATATATGAGGGGAACCGTGTCGGCATCAATTTCAAATACCGTTATAACTATGACAGCGCCATCAACTTTGTACAATCAGTAAGTGAGATTATGCCATTGCGGACAGACAACTTAATAACAAAGGGGGCTGTGTAGTATGCCAAGAATAAGCAGAACAAAAGCCCTCAGTACCCCAATGGGGCAAAAGTCAACAGGCGCAGTCTACAGCACCGCTATTTACGCCCGATTATCGTCTGAGGAACGCCGGCATAAAGAGAATGTGTATAGGGAGAGTGATTCTTTAGACAACCAGGTCTATCTGATAAGGCAGTATATAGAAGAACGGCCATATCTAAAGTTGTGCGCCACTTTCACAGATAACGGAGAAACAGGCACAAACTTCAACCGCGACGGATTTAACGCCATGATGGACGAAGTGCGGGCAGGTAAGATTAATTGCATTGTCGTGAAAGACCTCAGCCGTTTCGGAAGAAATTATATTGAAACAGGCGAATATCTTGAAAAAATCTTCCCATTCATGGGCATTAGATTTATCTCGATTAACGACGGTCTTGACAATGAGGACGAAAACAGTAATACGGACGCATTGATTGTCAGCCTGAAGAATTTAATAAATGATGTGTATGCGAAAGACATCTCACAAAAGATTGGTTCGGCTCTGCGTATCAAGCAGGAAAACGGCGATTATGTTGGCGGCCTGCCACCCTATGGTTTTCAAAAATCAGAGGAAAGCAAAAACAAACTCATTATTGACAATGAAGTAGCCCATATTGTCCGTGATATTTTCAAGTGGAAAGCTGAGGGTATGGGAGATACCACCATTGCAAGGCGTTTGAATGACATGGGCATACCAAGTCCTATGAAAAGACTTGTGGATAGTGGCAAGATAAAAAAGACAGGCAGAAGCAGGCTGTTTATATGGCGTGATAAGATTATCGCGATAATAACAACCAATCCTATGTATGTAGGCCATATGCAGCAAGGCAGAAGAAGGCAGTCCTTATGTGATAACATGCCTTTAAAATCATTGCCGAGGTCTGAATGGATTATCGTGGAGAACACCCACGAAGCAATAGTTGATAAAGCTGTTTTCGATAAAGCACAGGAAATGAGAGCAAAGAACACTAAGGATTTTTATAAGAATTACGATAAAAGCAAGCATATACGAAGTGATAAGCATTTGTTTCAAGGGCTTTTGGTTTGCGGCCGCTGCGGTTCTGCCCTGGTTCGTAAGAAGTCCACCCGAAATAGCGAAAAATTCAGCTTTATCTGTCCTATTAAATATAAGAGCCTGGCAGATTGCAGTATAGGAAGTGTAAGAGAAGATGAATTGTTAGATATTACGCTTTCTTCTATAAAAATGCAAATTGAAGCGGCAGCGGATTTATCTGCTATGGTTGAAAGGCTGAACAAATCTTTAGCCAAGCAAAATCACAAACATGATTTACCCAAGCAAATGGCTATTCTGCAAAATGAGATAAAACGACTTACCAACCTAAAGGCAGCACTTTTTGAATCGTATGTGGATAATCTGCTGTCGGAAGATGAGTATATCTACAGCAAAGGGCGGTATATGGAGCAGATTGACAAAGCCAGGACAAGTTTGGAGCAGTTACAGGAAGAAAGTGTTATGCAATCCGAAACGCTGACCCCGAATAATAAATGGCTGCAAGCCTTTAGACGGTTCACAGACCATAACGAGCTATCCCATGAAATGGTGAATACGCTGATAAGCCGTGTTGTTGTTCGCTCTAATAATGAGCTTGACTTCATTTGGAATTTTAGAAGTGATTATGAAGCCGTTTGCGAATATACCAACTTTGGAAAAAGCGTTATGGATTTGGGGGTGTCAATATGCGTGTAGCAAACTACAACACACCAGCCAATACTGCCGCAGAGCGTTCAACCACCGCTCTATACATCAGGCTTTCGCAAGAGGACGATAATGTTGGGGAAAGCAACAGCGTGAAAAATCAACGGGATTTGCTGAATGATTTTGTATCTAAACATCCAGATTTATCAAAAAGTAAGCTGATGTACTTTATTGATGACGGACACTCCGGCACAAATTTCAACAGACCGGCCGTTACCGATATGCTTACGAAAGTTAGAAAAGGTACTATAAAATGTATCGTAGTCAAAGATTTCAGCCGTTTCGGAAGAAATTATATTGAAGTTGGAGGTTACTTAGAGCAGGTATTCCCCTTTTTAGGCGTTAGGTTTTTGTCGGTGAATGATTTTTTTGACAGCAACGACAATAAAGGCAGTTCGGCAGGGCTGGATGTTGGATTCAAAACCTTATTGCATGATTTATACAGCAAAGATTTGAGTGTTAAATCCAAGACAGGCAAGTTGGCAAAGATTAAGAAAGGTGAGCATATAGGCGGTACTGCACCTTTTGGTTATGTGAAGTCCAAAGCTATTAAAAACGCCTGGGAGATAGACGAAGCGGCCGCTACGACCATCCGCAGGATTTATGCTTTGGCTGTAGATGGCATGGCTTTTACGGAGATTGCCAGAACCCTAAACGCTGACGGCATTCCTACACCCCTATCACACCGCAAGAACAATAATACCCTTAAAGGGATTCCGAAAAATTGTATTGATGATACCTCTCTATGGAGAAAAGCCAATGTTGCAAGAATCCTACGAGACGAACGCTATACAGGTAAAAATGTAACAGGCAAGATAAGCAAGAGTAACATCACCTACAGTAACAAAAAGACAAGGTTTCTACCGGAAAGGGAATGGATTATCATACCCAATGCCCATGAGCCGATTATCCCGCAAGATTATTTTGACATGGTGCAGTCGATATTAGGGCCAATCAATCAAAAGAAGATAACCAAAGCAAACATCACCTTGTTTTCGGGTAAGCTGTTTTGCGGGCATTGCAAACACGCTTTACGGCGTTACAAAGGGCTTAATCCTAAATATATCTGCTATGCCAGCAGAGAACTTGGCAAAGAAAGCTGCTTGTCCGGTGTGATTTTGGAGAGCAATATTTGTGAAGTTGTTTTAGAAGCCCTTCATGTAGAGATTTCTTTAGCCAAAACTGCGAAACTGCAAGCTGAAAAGCATAGCAAACGGCTGATGGAAGAACATGAGGGCCTGTTAAAAGAAAAAACAAGGTTGTCTGTGGAACTGGAGCAGTTGAAAAACCGCAGGGAGCAGCTTTTTGAGGATTATGCTGATGGCAAGCTGACAAAAGAGCAGTATGCAGCGGCAAAATCGGAGCAATCTGACCGCATTGCCAAAGTGGAAGCCGATATCTTGCGCATTGCTGTTGAAATATCTCAAAAAGCCCGGTCTGACCAAAGAAGCAAGACCTATGACACACTTGAACCTTTTGCCAAGGTGAAAAAAGTTACGCCGGAAATGATGACTTTAATCAAACGGATTAATGTTTTTGCAGATAACCGGTTTGAGGTGGAGTTTGCTTTTTCGAGGACAGCTTGCAAAATAACATCCTGTAAAACAACATCTTATGAAGCGGCATCTTACGAAGGATGAAACGAAAACGAACAGGCGTGTTAAGATTACAATTTTTATCTTTCCTATTTTGGCATATCTGGCGGCCACCGAATTTATCAAAATATTATATCGGCACTCGGTGGTTTATGTTCGTTATAGAATGTTTAAGGCAAGGGGGAAAAGAGAAGGTAGGTAAGTTTTGATTGCAGCGGAATATGTTTGCAGAAATCTAACCAAAGCTGAGAGGGAGATTTAATTGGAAAACATGATTAGCCAAGTGCCAGGGCCAGTACCGAAACAGAAAGTTATGGTATATATGAATGTAGGAAACACCCATCATGCAGAAATAAAAACGATGCAAGAACCGACAAAAAGCAAGACGGCTATATACTGCCGTACCGCAAGCATTCATCCAGACGATTTCCTGGCAATATGGCAACAGCGGGATATAGTATGTGCATTTGCCTTTGAACGAGGGTATGAGACTTTCAAGATATATTCAGATGATGGTTACAGCGGCCTTAACCTGGATAGACCCGCATTTGCCGAAATGGAAGAAGATATGGCGGCGGGCAAAATAGATACGATAATCGTTAGCTGTGTTGACCGTATCGCTCGTGATTTTATTCTGAGAGAAAATTGGATAAGCAAATTAAAGTTAAAGGGTATATGCTTAATTGCTGCAGATGGCTCACATGAACCGACAATGCCTTGCATGTTGGAGATAGTTGAGCTTATGAAGGGCAAGAAAAGTACGATATAATCTCATTATACCATATCAAAGATTTAATGTAGTAACAATATTACAATTTCGTTACAGAATGATTTTTTTATTTAGTTTTATCTTGACACAGGCTAACGACGGATATGACAGTGACAACTATAAAGGTTTAACAGCTGATATAGACGTTGCCTTTAAAAATTTAATAG